GCTCAACAAGGCTTTCAAGGAAGGAGTTCCTGAAGCTGAAGAGACTGAAACTGAGGATGATGCTGAGGAGACTGAGGTTCCTGAGGAGAAGCCTGCTAAGAAGGCTAAGAAAGCTCCTGCTAAGAAGGAAGCCGAGGAAGACGAAGATGAGTCTGATGGTGATGATCCTTATGCTGGACAGACAGCAGCAGCCCTCTTCAAGGAGTGCAAGAAGAGAGGAATCAAGGTTGCTCCTAAGAAGGACGCAGAGTTCTATGCAGAGAAGCTGAGAGCTGACGATGCAAAGGGTGACAATGCAGAGGACGAAGAGGAAGAGAAGCCTGCAAAGAAGCCTGCTAAGAAGGCAGCTAAGAAGGCCGAGGAAGATGACGACGATGATGATTGGGATATCTAATCTCGATCGATAAGTCACTCGTCATAGTTTAAGTGTTTAGACAAGCCAAGACATCGGGAATAAAAGCTTGGTGTCTTGGCTAAGTCTACTTAAAAGGAGAAGACAATGAAGACTAAAGACGTTCTGGAACTAGATTGTCGAATCCCTGAAAACGAAGAAGTCATTCAAAAAGTGCTAAGACAAATTAAACCCTTAGCCAAGTGCTCAGAAGAGAAGGACATACCGTTTGAGAAACTGGAAAAATGCATGAAAGTGCTTTGTGTAAGATATCAGATCTTTCCACGTCAAATCTCACCAGATCCTTTTGCATCAGATGATGACGTGATATGGAGATTTGAAGCTGTTGACATAAAGAACCTGAAAATAGTTGTTCGGTGTTACGGAAGAAATTTGTATGAAGTTCTTGCCAAAGCAGTGATTGCGATCTATGCAATGACAAGGAAGAAGAGATGAGAATAAGAATCTATACTGACGGTGCATGTTCTGGAAATCCTGGTCCTGGAGGATGGGGAATGGTATTCAACTCAGATGAGAAGTGCGATACTTTCTCAGGGATGGATTTGGCTACAACAAACAATCAAATGGAACTCACAGCTGTTATCAAAGCTTTGAATCACATTGAAAAGAATTATGATAAGAAAGATGAGTTTGAGCTCTATTCAGATTCAGCTTATGTGATCAGCTCAATCAATCAATCATGGATCACACAATGGAAGCTGAACAATTGGAGAACAAAGTCAGGAGACAAAGTCAAGAATCAGGAACTCTGGTCAAGATTTGACAAAGTCTACTCAAAGCTTTTAGCGAATGGGTATAAAGTAAAGTTCATCAAAGTCAAGGGACATTCAGGAAACACCTTCAATGAGCTCGTAGATACAATTGCGAGAAATGAAGCACTGAATGCAAAGAAGTGCTTAGAAGAGGAGATGATTGCAACATGAAGAAATTTTTGAGAATCACAGTTGAGATCCTGATAGAAGCATGGTGTAGCTTTGGATTCTGGTTGGAGAACAATCTAAGAAGCTTTGCTATATTGATGGAATTGATTCTTCCGTATGCAATGCTCATCATAGGTCAGAAGACTTTTGAGGAAAGAGGAGTATTTGCTGTTGGTGGAGAAGTCTTTATACCGGTTATCGTAATGTTTGTTGTGACCTACATCAGGAGTTATACGAACAAGATAGGAAAAGGATCAAAGATTCCCAGACCTGCAAAACGATTTACTGAAGTATCTGACGATGGAGAAGTCTCTGTTGACTTCAATAGACAGCAGGAGATGATACTTTATCTTGCTGATCTTGAAGATTGGATGGAGCGGAAAGGATATTTCAGATGAGAGAATGGGAGAGCTTCACAAACCAGAAGCAATGGGAAAGCTATCTCAAGAATCTCCTTCGAACAAATGACAAGGCTTTGTTTGCTGCGACTCTAAAGATTTATGAATATCAGACTGAAGAGGAAAGAAACAAAGCCAAGTCACTTGAAGAGAATGGAGTTGGTTTTGCAAAGATTGATGCAGAAGAACTAACAGCGATAGCTATCAAGATCAAAAACAAAAATCCTCTTACACAACATGAGTATTGTGTGATGAAAGCTAAGATGCCAAAGTATTGGAAACAGCTTATGAAGATCTCTAAACGAAAGATGGAGATTGAGAGACAACAAAGAGAAGAGGAACTTGCTAGAGAAGAAGAACTTGCCAGAGAGGAAAGAAGAAAGATATTTCAAGAAGATCTGGAAGCAATTCAGAAATGTCAAGAAGATGGAATACAATGTGAATACGGAATTTGTGATGAATGCTTCCTACGTCAAAGGAGTTTGTTGGTATGAAACGTAGAACATATTTTGTGATCCATGCGATCATCATCATGTTTCTTTTGTGCATTGGACTTGCATCAAGCATGAAACATCAAAATCAACAACGTGTTGTGAATCATAGTTTTGACCACGACATCTATACAGAAGAAAAAGATGAAATGAGATTTATGCCAGAGTGCACAAACGTACAAGAAGTACAAGATCTTAAAGAAGAAGAAAGCAAAGGATATGTGTTCTATCGATTCTCAAAAGATTTGGGATCAGATGATACATACTTGCTTGCAAAGATTGCAGAATGTGAAGGTGGAAATCAAAGCATTAAATGCAGAGAGAAAATCATTCAGACTGTACTCAATCGAGTATGTGATCCATATTTTCCGAATAGCATTAAAGATGTGATCTTCCAACACAATGGAGATCTATATCAATTTTCACCATGCATGGAAGGTGGTCTTTGGTGGTATACCGAACCTACAGAGAAATCTTACGAAGCTGTAGAGAATGTAATGAAGAAGATTGAGGATGATTCTGAAGGAGTTCTTTACTTCGAAGCTTGTGAGAGCGATTCATGGCATAGTAGAAGTCTTGAGTTTCTATACCAGATAGACGATACAAGATTCTACAAGTAAGTCCTTAGAGAGGAAAAGTCCATGGGATTCAAAATGAGATATGGAGATGTCAAGAATCTTCAGAAGATGTCAAAGAATGAGTTCAGTCGTTGGGTGGAGAATTATGGAAAAGCGATCTACCAAGAAGGATTCACTGATGGAGAGAATTCTGTCATTGAAGATACAATAGCTTTACAGCAGGAAGCAATTACATTGACAGAGGATATGATGTATGATCTTCTTGTTTCGATCAAAGGGATCTCACCTAGACTGGCAAATGAAATACTGGATAAGATCTACTCATATGATGAGGCTGGAGGATCTAGAAGGGCCCTGGAAGATCTTTTAGGGAAGAAGCCAATAGAATATCCATTGGAGGAATAAAATTCAATCTGGGGCTTCCTGTGACTTCTAGAGGATATGTCCATACGAGGCCATAGGAGGTCCTAGAAGGAATTCTTCCTCTTTCCTATAGAAAATACCATTAAGAGTATTTGAAAGCCCCAGAAGTCAAACCTGAGCCTCTGGTGACTATTCTGGAGTAACCTCTCATATGTAAAGGTCAACAAACAACAGACAATCATAAAGAATTTTCTAAAAAGGGTTTACAAGAACCGTGATCTATGATATAATAGAATCATGGGATGAGAGTGTCCCTTGAGATAGGCTTGGACTGAATGTCCAGGCTTTGTTTGATTGTTTGCTAAGAAAGCATGTGAAAGGAGAAACAGCCCAATGGCTAACGGAAGAGGTACTAACCCATTAGTCGATGTCGAAGAGTGGTTAGAAGACGACAATTTAATGCTATTGGAGTGCTGGTCTCGTGATGGATATACGTTCCAGGATATAGCAAATCGAATTGGCATAACGACAAAGACATTGAGTCGGTGGAGAGAAGAATATGACGATATCGATAAAGCATTAAAGCAAGGAAGAGAGATCATTGACTACAAAGTCGAAAATGCACTCCTCAAATCCGCATTAGGATATAAGACAAAAGAAGTCACAGTTATCACAACACTTCGAAATGGGAAAATGGTTGAAGAGACCAAGCAAACTGTGACTAGAGAACAAGCTCCAAATGTATCTGCAATTCAAACTTGGTTGTACAATAGGTGCAGAGACAAATGGAGAAATATGAATAGTAGATCAAACTTCTTAGATGAGATCACAGAGGATTCAAATGTGTCTATTGTCATCACAAGAGCAGGTAAAGATGCAGCTCAAGTAAAGACACAAATTGAAACTGAGGAATCACTTGACGATGATGAATCTTGGGGTGATGAAATAAATGAATCAGTTACAGTAAGAGGTATGACACAGGAAGAAAAAGAAGAACAGAAAAAGAGAAAGAAACTAGAAGCAAAACAGAGATCATCGAAGAAGGCTGATCAATTAGAGAAGAAGAGTCCAACTAAAGTAGAGGTTGAACCAGAAGATGAATGGGATGAAGTCATAAAGGAAGTTGAAAGCTGGGAGGACTAAGAGATGAAGATAACAAAACAAGTTAGTCCAGCATTTGAAGACTTTCTTTTTGATTGGGACTATGAAACATATCTTCTTCTTGGAGGCTATGGTTCTGGTAAGAGTTATCAAATAGCATTCAAGATCATCCTTAAGCTTCTGGAAGAGAAACGAAAAGCATTAGTTGTAAGACAAGTCTTTGATACAATTGAGCAAAGCTGTTATGATTTGTTCTGTGAAATCCTTGATGATATGGGTCTTTTGATAACTGATCCGTATGCATTTAAGAAGACAAAGAATAAAGTCTTAGCAAGTAGATCACCTTTGAGATTCAAGTTCCCTAATGGATCACAGATCATCTTTAGAGGAATGGACAAACCGGAGAAAGTAAAATCTATCAATGGTGTTTCAATTGTGTGGATAGAAGAGTGTAGTGAGACTTCACTAGATGCTTTCAATGAATTGCAAGGACGTATTAGAACTCCTAATGTATCAATGCACTTTATCTTAAGTTGCAATCCAGTAGGAAGAGAGAACTGGGTCTACAAAAGATTCTTCAAACATGAAAATGAAGATGGAGAAGTAGTTACAATACTGGATGAGAATAAGCTTTATGATAAGAAGTGCATAGTGAAGAATGGAGTCTACTATCATCATTCAGTACCAACAGACAATCCTTGGTTGCCTTGGCAGTACCTGAAGAGACTGGACCAATTGAAAGATTATGACTATCCTTTATACATAGTTGCTCGGTGGGGGCAGTTCGGTGTGACTGGTACTAGAGTACTTCCTCAGTTCAGAGTTGCTAACAATCCTGAAGTATTCAGGAAAGCTATTGCAACACTTGGACCGGAGAATATGTACTTTGGATTTGACTTTGGTTTTGAGGAATCGTACAATGCTGTGGTATGTATGAGTGTTGATACGAAGAGGTCTATCTTGTACATTTGGGATGAGATCTACGTAAATCATGTGACAGATGATATTATGGCAAGTAGAGATGACATGCAGCAGCTGAAGCAGAGGATAGACTTCTATAATCAGCAAGGCTACAACAAGGTCATCGTTGCAGATAACGAAGATCCTAAAGCTATTCAATATTATAGACAGTGCGGATTTACAATTCGTGCTTGTCGTAATAAGTTTGCTGGAAGTAGGTTAAGCAACACAAGGAAGATCAAGCGATTCAAGAGAATTGCAGTATCTCCTAAGTGCAAGAATGTAATAAGAGAACTGAGAGATCTCACCTACCTGAAGAAGAACAATGGAGAGGTGAAGTATGATGAGTTTAATATTGACCCTCATACATTCTCGGCGATCTGGTATGCTTTGGATGCTGTAACAGTTGCAGATCTTAAAGAGAAGGACTTCAATTCTAAGCGAGGTGAATAGTATGCAAGTCGGAGATGAAGTCTTCATCAAAGGCGTGATAACAGGAATTACCGAAGACAAGGAAGTTGGAGGAACCCTTTATCAAATAGCTCTGTACAATATCAATGATGAGACCGATGACTCAAGAGTTGCGGTGTGCAGAGAAGGAGAGTGCTTTCGAAGAATAGGAGGTGAAGAAAGTGAACGATAAGATTGATTGGAAGAGAAAGCTTACAAGTAGAAAGCTCTGGCTTTCGATTGCATCATTTGTTTCGATGCTGTTGATCTTCTTTGGAAGGTCTGAAAGTGAAGCTTCTCAGGTTGCTGCTCTCATTATGGCAGGGGCTACAGTTATTGGTTACGTCATTGCTGAAGGCCTGGCTGATATGGGAAATGGAACTGTCACTCTTGAGGACAAGGAATCAACCACTGAATAGGAGTGATGCTAAATGAGCAAGATAAAAGGAATTGACATCTCATATTGGCAGGGAAGTGTAGACTTCAGTAAAGTCAAGAATGATGGGATCAAGTTTGCAATTCTTCGTGAAGGTTATCGTAAAACGATTGATGCAAGATTCATGGAGTATGTCAAAGGTTGTAATGACAATGGCATTAAGATCTTGGGTGTATACCATTTTTGCTACTCAATCAATGAGACTGAAGTTATTGCTGAAGCACAGAGTTGTATCGATAATATAAAGAAAGCCGGTCTTGGAAAAGATGTGGTGATCTTTATGGACTTTGAGTATGATACAGTAACGAAAGCCAAAGCAAGAGGTGTGAATCTTGGTCCAAAAGAATGTACAGCTTTTACAAAGAAGTTTTGTGAGTATGTAGAAGAGCAAGGTTACAAAGCCGGCATCTACACAAACATTGACTACTATAAGAATATGTACACAGATAAGAATTTGTTTGAGAAGTATGTATTCTGGCTGGCTCACTACACATCGGGTAGTCCAGCTTATTCATGTATATTCCAACAGTATACAAGTAAAGGCAATGTCAATGGAATCTCCGATGATGTTGATATGGATTGGTACTTTGGAAAGATAGATGATGACGGAGAGGAGAAAGAAGAGGAAACTAAAGTGTCTCAGCGTGAACAATACGTAAAGGTGCTGCAGTCCTGGCTTGGGAAGAATGAGTCAGATGGATCTTTCAAATCAATTATTGATACATACAATAAAGGTTTGGCTGCGGCAGTGAAGAAGTGGGGAACAAGGAATTGCCAGATGAGTTATTCCTGGGCCTGGTGTGCATGTTGTAGTTCAGCTGCTGCAATGGCTGCTGGAGTTGCAGATGTAGTACCAATTGAAATCTCTTGCTACTACCTCATTGAAATTGCAAAGAAGAATGGAATCTGGATAGAGAATGATGCATACATTCCAAGTCTTGGAGACCTGATTCTTTATGATTGGGATGATAGTGGTAAAGGAGATAATACCGGTTCTCCAGATCATGTTGGTGTTGTAGAGAAATGTGATGGTTCGAAGATCACCATCATTGAAGGCAATTGCTCTAACATGGTAAAACGTCGTGAGCTTTCCGTGAATGGAAGATACATTAGAGGATTCATTGTTCCGAAGTTTAGTGGATTTTCTTCTACTCCAGTTACTCCATCCAAGAAGACAGTTGATGAACTTGCAAAAGAGGTTATCAATGGTCAGTGGGGAAATGGAGATGATCGGAAGAATCGTCTGACAAATGCTGGTTATGATTATTCAGCGGTTCGGAAGAGAGTGAATGAGATATTGAATGGTGGAGCAGCAAAGCCGTCTACACCTTCTCAGTCTCAGGAACAGAAAACAACAAAAGAAGTGAAAGCTTCATCATATGCTACCGGATTTGATAAGTCTATTGCCGGTACATACAAGACAACTGATGATCTGTACATGAGGCATGGAGCAGGAACCAATAAGAAAGCAATGGTTATTATTCCGAAGGGAACGAAAGTCCAGTGCTATGGCTACTACTCTAAAGCTGGAGGTACAAGATGGTATTATATCCAGGTGAAGATTGATGGTGTTCTCTATACCGGATTCAGTCATTCTGGATATTTGAAAAAGTAAAAGGAGGAGCTAGAAAATGGCTAGAAGCGAAGAGGAAAAGGTCATCAATCTTGAGACCAATAAAGAAGTGCTAACTGCATATAGCCGAATTCCTTATGCTCTTATCAATTCAGAAATTGAAGGAGATGCCAAAGATGTATTGGATGACCTGACACAGATCTGCCGGTACTATAAGATCTATAAGGAAGGAAAAGACTTCACGGTTGAAGGTACCAATGGAGACTATGTTCCGGCCACTCTTCATTACAAGATGGTAGCGTCTCTTATTGATAAGGAAGCAAGGTTCCTCTTCGCCGAATCTCCTGATGTGAAGATAGAAGCGAAGGGTGATGTAGGAAAAGTTTCAAAAGAAAGTAAAGATGCACTTACCACTCTAAATGATGTGATCAAAACGATCATGGATGAAAATAAATTTGAGAAGATTCTTTTGCAGGCTGCAAAGGACTGTTTTATTGGTAAGCGTATTGCAGGTATGGTGAATTTTAATGAGGAAGATGGAGTAACAATTACGTTCCTTCCCTCTACTCAGTTTATTTATGAGCTGAAGCCTGACAATCCGAATGTGGTTCAGAAGTTCGTTGCTTTCATTATCTTCAAAGAATCACGTCATCTTAATGAGAAGAGGATCTTCAAAAAGAAATATGAACTTGAAGATGGCAAAGTTTATTTAGAGGAAACGATTTATGACGGTACAGGAGTTTTGGTAGAAGAAGTTACTACAAGGCAACCTATTCAATTGTCCAGGATTCCTGTATCGATCTTCCTCAATGATGGTCTCACAGGAGATGAAGATGGAGAATCTGAAATTGAGATCCTGAAAGATTATGAGTTCTGGTATTCAAAGCTTTCGAATGCTGATATTGATTCAGAGAGAAAGAGCATGAACCCTACAAGATATGCTGTTGATATGGATAGCAGATCTACAAAGAATCTAAGTTCAAGTGCTGGATCTTTCTGGGATCTAATGAGCGATCAGAATCTTGATCATCCAAATCCAATGATTGGTGTTCTTGAAAGCAATATGAACTACAGTGACACATTGAGAACATCTTTGGATAGAATTAAGACAACCGCATATGAACAGATCGATATGCCTAATATCACTCTTGAATCTCTTCAGGGAGCAATCACATCCGGTAAAGCACTCAAAGCAATTTACTGGCCATTGATTGTTAGGTGCAAAGAGAAGATGAAGATGTGGGGTCCTCAGTTGAGGTTGCTCTTTGATATCGTTATCGAGGGAACAATCGTCTATCCGAATTGTTTCAAAGAATATACATCAGATCCGTTACTTCCTGTTGCTTATGAGTTGACGATCAATCAGAACACACCTCTTCCTGAAGATGAGATTGAAGAGAAGACAATCAATATTGCTGAGGTTCAGGCAAATGTTATTTCTCGTAAGAGATATATGCAGACTTGGTACAATCTCACAGATGATGAAGTTACTGAGGAACTTAAGCAGATTGCTCTTGAAAGAGAGATGGTTGAAGAATCATATTCGACTACAGGAATGTTTGGAGATGGAGATGATTCTGAAGCAGTAAGTAAGACAGAGAACTTGGAGAATCCGGAGACGTTTGCTGGTGAGGAAACTTTTGAAGAGATAACTGAATCAGCAAGTACTGTTGAGGAGGTGTAATGAATGGCAAGACGTGCTGGACTGGTACTCAAAGATGCTGAGAAAGCACGTGATGTTATCACAAAAGCTCAGCAGAAAGAGATCAGAGATTTATATTCTCGTTGGGCTAAAGAGTGTGAGGAGATGGCTGATTATTATGCAACCAAAACTACTTGGAGTGCAGAACAACAGAGGCTTCAATTACTTGATCTTCAAAGAAGACTTACAGCTCAAAGTCATGAAGTTTCAAAAGAGATCAATAACTCAATTCGAAACAACATTTATGTGATGGCAGATCAAGTCTGCAAAGCAAATGAGAAACTACTAAGAGACTTAGGATTCACGAATACAAGTATGGCATTTCGTTCTGTGCCTGATAGTGTGGTGAGAAAGCTTGTCACAGGTCAGGTATATGATACTGGTTGGTCTCTTAGTAAAGCAATATGGTCAGACAATCAGCAAGCACTTCATGATATTTATGGAATCGTTGCCAGAGGAAGAGCAATGAACACAAGTATCTACGACATTGCAAAGCAGCTTGAAGCTTATGTGAATCCTGATAGAAGAAAGCCCTGGAATCTTACAATGAAAGATGGGGTGAGGATTTATAAGCATCAAGTTGACTACAATGCACAGCGTCTTGCAAGGACATTGATTCAACATTCATATCAACAAAGTGTTATAGAGACAACAAAGAATAACCCGTTTGTTACCGGATATCGATGGATAGCAAATGGTTCAAGAGTTTGTCCTCTTTGTATGGATCGTAATGGACAGATCTATACAGCAGATGATCTTCCTCTTGATCACCCGAATGGTCAATGTGTAATGGAACCAGTCATTGATATGGATTCAGCAATTGACCGAATGGCAGATTGGTTCAATGGTGAAAAAGGTGACTTTCCTGAAATTGATGAGTTCGCAAAAGAGCTTGGATATAATGGATGATCACCAGAAGTCACCAGATGGTCCTAGAAGACTTCTTCTTATTGGATGGAGAAATATATAGGAAAGGTCATGAAAAGCCTTCCAGAGTCCTCTAGAGGTCTTCTAGGGTCATTTAGGAACCTTCTTTATGAATAACATGCATGAGATCTCAAAGAACTCAAAAATTTTTCAAAAAAATTCCAAAAAAAGGGTTTACAAACAAATTGAGACATGATATAATAAATATGGTGGGATGAGACTGTCTCCACTGAGGGACCTCTCCCTGAACCATAAAGGAGGATCAATAAGAATGGACGAAGAAAAGAAAGTCGTACCGAAAGGCATTGCAACAAATGTCCAGTGTACAAAGTGTGGAAGATTGTTCCAGACGAACAAAGAGAATCTGAAGTATCAAGAATCCTTCAGAGATGAAAGTGGACGGTCATACTTATTGTCGTATGTCGACTGTCCGAATTGTGGAGACCGCAATTTTGTTCAGGCAGATAACGGAGATACGATCTCTCTTCTTAGAGACGTAAAGAAAGACTTCTCAAAGCTTGCTGCACAGAAGGCCAAGCACATGACAATTTCTAAGAAGCAGTTGATCAGGTTTGAGAAGGAAAGACAGCACCTCAGCGAATTGAGGATCAAGCTCATTGATAAGATCGATGGAAGCTTGTTGAAAGAAGTATCTTCCGACAAAGAATTTGAAGTGAGGTTCAACAAATGTTCTCGAGAGTAAGTGACCAGGCACATAATCCTGGAAGAAAGAGAAAGATGTTGACACCGATTGTATGTGATTCTTGTGGAAAAACTTTTCGTCTCAGCTCCGATAAAATATATGAAGGTGTAGTTGAGAATACTAAGATTAGTGTGAGCTACTTTGTTTGTCCAAAGTGCAAGAAAGTGTATTCTATTTTGATCAGGGACGAGAAATTCAATGCACTGCAAAATGACTACATCAAAACAAAAGAGAGATATGAGAAATTGTACAAAAAGTACTTTGGTAAAAACGAAGGTGAGGAACTTCTATCTCAGGTGTTTTCCTCAATGTTATCGAAGCATCAAAGACTTCGGCAGTATGAACAGTCCCTGACAGCTAAAGTCAATAAAGAGAGGCTTACACTTAAAGATGGTAAGCTAACCTTGCTACCATGAAATTTTTGTAAAGGAGAAAAGAAAAATGGCAACGATGAAAGATGATCGCACTAAGATTGAAGAGATCGAGGACGATGAAGACCAGAATATAGAAGATGAAGCTGGAGAAGAGCAGGATGATGCTCAGGGCGGTTCGAATGATTCGAATGAGTCCACACCCAAGCAGTCTACAAAGAAAGAGAAGACTTTCTCACAGGCTCAGGTAACAAAGATGATGACAAAAGAGAAGAACCAGGGACGAAATGCAGTCTATAAAGAACTCGGTATCAATCCGAAGGATGAGAAGCAGATTGCTTTGGTGAAAGCTCTTATTGAGTCTCAGACAACTGATGCAGATCGTTTGAAGACTGCGAACAGTGAGCTTAATGAAGCTAATGAAAGAGCTCGTCTTGCAGAAGCGAAAGCTGAAGCTATGATGCTTGGTATTAAGTCTCAGTTTGTTGAGGATGCAGTAACTCTCGTCCTTGCTAAAGCTGATGATACGACTGATATCAAGACAGCCCTCGGTGAACTTAAGACAAAGTACCCTGTCTGGTTCGGTAATGAGGATGAAGAAGATGATGAAACTTCTATTGGTAAGAAGGGAACTGGATCTTCAATTAAGACTTCTTCAAAGGGTACAAAGAGTAAAGGCGGTATTGAGAATCTTGGACAGAAACTTGCCGCACAAAGAAAAACCGGTGCTAATAAGAATAGTTACTGGAAATAAGATAAGGAGGAATTGAATTATGCTTAATCGTAGTGGTATTACGAAAACTACCTATGGAAATCAGCCACAGATTCTTGCAAATGTTGATCTTCAGGCTAGTGTTGGTGTAATTGTTGATGCAGCCATTGGTCGTGTTAGTGAAGAAACAGGAAGGAAAATTGTTGCAGCAGGAACTCCTGTTCATGTAGATTTTGCAAATTTAGCTACACCAGCTGGTGCAGAATCTCAGGGTAATCCTACTAATGCAGTTATTTTGCATGATGTTGATGTAACTTCCGGAAATGCCAATGGAACAGCATTGTATTTTGGTGTTGTTAATAAAGCACGTGTTGTTGATTCAACTGTTGCTGGTTGGCTTACACCTGGAACAAACATTGGCAATGTTATGGTTGTCAATATTCCCTAAAATAAAATATAGAAGAGGAGGAAAACGAAATGACTATTTTCGATCTTATGACTAGTCAGAATCTGACTGCATATTGGGAAACTCTTTCTCAGGACGAAGCTCCCTATCCTTCTGAGGAACTCTTCCCTAATAACAAGAAACAGGGTATTTCCCTGAAGTGGCTTAAGGGAGCAAAAGGTCTTCCGATCGTACTTAAGACCAGTGCATTTGATGTGCATGCTATTCCTCGTCCAAGGATTGGATTTGAGAAGCTTACAGCTGAGATGCCTTTCTTCAAAGAGTCTATGTACATTGATGAGGAACTTCGTCAGGAACTCAACATGGTTCTTGAGACTGGTAACACTGCATACATTGAGAGTGTTATGACTCGAATTTTTGATGATGAGACTCAGCTCCTTCGTGGTGCTCGTGCTTCTCGTGAGAGAATGAGAATGATGGCACTCACTGCTGGTGTTATCTCTATGGTTTCTAATGGTCAGGCATTTACTTTTGACTATCAGATTCCTTCTGGTCACAAGGGTGATGCAGCTGTTAACTGGAGTGATCATCAGAACTCTGATCCTATTGAGGATATCCGTGTTGCTAAGGAACAGATCCTTGATGACACTGGTGCTGTGATTGCTCGTGCTATGTGCGATGGCCAGACCTGGAGACATCTCCGTAATAACGTTAACATCCAGAAGCAGATCTTTGTTCTGTCTAATGGTGTTGGTTCTGTCAGTGATCAGAAGCTTCGTCAGTATATCATGGATGAGCTTGAGATCGACGTCGTTGTTAATGACAAGAGATACGTTGATGAGAGTGGAAACACCGTGAAGTTCATGCCTGCAAATACTTTCGTTATGTTCCCTGCTGGCGATCTTGGTAACACTTGGTTCGGTACTACTCCGGAAGAGAGTGACCTTATGGCTTCTGCTGTTGCCAACGTTTCCATCACTGATACTGGTGTTGCTGTGACTACTATCCAGCATGCTGATCCGGTCAATGTTGAGACTAAGGTTACTCAGATTTGTCTGCCTTCTTTCGAAGCTGCTGATCAGGTCTACATTATGGATACGCATCCTAATGCATGATCGGGGAGTTCTCATTATTATAATGGCTGGCAGGAGCATTAAGCACACTGCCAGTCAATAACAATGAAAGGAGTAAGACAATGGTAAAGATCACAAATGGTGTGAATGTTTTTGAAGTATCTGAAGGTGCTTTTGAAAGTATCTACAAACTTCAGGGCTACACCAAGATAAACGATAAGAAGGGTGCTTCGGTGAAGAAAGATGAAGTTGCTCCTGAGAAAGTTGAAAAGATTGATGCTACTGATAAGTTCACCGAGCTTGAGGAAAAGCCTATTAGCCAGTGGAGTAAGTCTGAAGTAAAGGCTTATGCTGAAGCCAATGACATCGATCTTTCTGGAACCAAGAATGTTGGTGAAGCAAAGGAGCTTATCAAGGCGGCTATGTCCAGTTCTGAAGACGAAGAGTAAAGGAGTGGCGTATGACGGATATTGAAAGAATTAAGAAAGAAATACGAGAAGAACAAGCTCCGTACTTCGAGGAAGATGACTTTCAGTATTATCTTACAAAGAATGGTGGCGATGTGAATGCAACCATTTATGAGATGCTAATCATCAAATCCGAAGATTCGACAATAGCCGTCAGTGGCCTTAGCACTCAAGATACTTCCGGATATTTTAAGCGATTAGCGTCTCGGTTTAGATCATTCAATTCTGGAATACTCTCCGGAGAGTGAGGTGCGTATGATCAATAAACAATTCGAGGCGTACAAAGTCAAAAGAGAGATTAAGAGAAGTGGTTCAGAATACCAATTTAAAAGACCTGAGACAAATGATTTCGGTGAACCAAAAGGAACAGATATCTTGATTGGTACTCTAAAAGGCATCTATCATGATTATGCTGCTGGAGGTTCTCGAATTGAGATCACTACAGATACTATCCAAACTCGTACTAAAAAGAAATATCAGATTCTTTGTGTTTGGGAAGACGCTGAATCACTTGAACTTCAGGTTGGAGATTTTACGATGATTAATGGTAAGAAATATGATGTTACAGGAGTAGCAAATATCCAGGAATGGAATATCATTGGTGAAGTGAATCTGGAGGTGGTAGACGATGGATCAAACTGAGTTTACCATAAAGTTCGATTGGAGAGGTAGTGAATTATCTCGAAATCTCGATCAGATGGGTCCAAAAGTAAAGGCGCTTCTTCGGATGTATGCAAATACAAAAGCACCACAGCTTACGTCTTATATGCAGACGCATAGACCTTGGACTGACAGGACAGGTATGGCAAAGGCAACATTGAATACAACAGTTTCCGAGCCAAGTGAGAATGTGATTAGATTTACTCTTGCTCATGGTGTTGACTATGGTATCTGGCTTGAGTTAGCTCATGGAAAGAATTATGCAATTGTTGCACCTACTATCAATCAAGAAGGACCGAAAGTTTTCCAAGAGGTTGGCAATCTGTTCTCGAAATTGAAGTTCTAAGGAGGTGCAATATGATTGACACAAAGACGTTTGTAAATAGAGAAAGTAGGTGGCAGGATTTGTATGACCACCTTAAGAAAATGGGATTTGATGTTTATAGTCCCGGAACTAAAGTTGGTGAGTGTACAGATCCGTATGTCGTAATCAAAAATGATGGTGCGATGAAGCATACGAGTTTCAGTACAAGTGTCGATTTGTACTCTGTGATGTGCTATGTACCGAAGAAAGCATATAGTACTCTTGAGCCAATGGTTCAATCGGTGAAGCAAGCGATGAAAGAACTTGAGCCAATGTTTAAGTGGTATGGTCAGGATTCAGCAAGCTTCTATGATGATAATTATAAAGCTCATATGATTAGTATAGAGTACCAGAACTATAAGAAATTATAAGGAGGAAATCGAAGATGTCTGTTAGAAAATCTAAAGCGGAAATCGCCACCATTGATTGTGAACTTGTTACAATTCAAGTTGATAACGATGAGTTTGGTTTTGACACCGCAAATCAGATTGAAGTTGAGCCACAGACCGAAGAAGAAGATGCGGTTAAGCTTGTTGTAAAAGGTAAGCTCAGGGCTCAGAAGAAGAAACAGGTTACAATTACTGGTCATCAGATTACGTTGCATGATAACGTATTCAATCCGGATCTTGTTCTTGTTCTTCAGGGTGGTGCAATTGTTTATGATCAGCAGGATCCGACAAAGATCAAGGGTTATAACCCTCCTGCTGCCGGATCTAATGACAAAGGTTCAGTCTTTGTTTTGAATGTTTACACAGCTCAGTATAATGCAGCTGGTCAGATCGTTCAGTATGAGAAGACTTCATATCCTGGTTGTACAGGTCAGCCTGTTGCATTTGGTTCTGAAGACAATGCATTCCGTGCTCCTGAATATGTAATTGATAGTGCTCCTGATACTGGTGAATATCCATATCAGATCACTTATGTTGATAGTCTTCCGGAGTTGGTAGGTTAAACCCACTTCAGATCCTGAGCCTGGAGAATAAACTTTAGAAAAAGCCAGCTTATGGGACATTAAAATCGTTCTATGAGCTGGCTATTTTTATAATAGAAAAAAAGGAGAAATTTGAAATGGAAAATAATACTTTGAAAGTGACGTCACTAATTGATTTGCAGGGATATAAAGAAGGTAAAGTTGTTCAGCTTCCTGATTTTGCTGAAGGACAGCCTCTTATTGCAAGAGTTCGTCGTCCAAGTATGCTTGTTTTAGCAAAGAGTGGAAAGATTCCGAATTCACTTATGAGTGCAGCGAGTGAGTTATTTACTAAAGGTGGATCTGATATGGATATTGATAATCCAAAGCTTCTTTCAGATATGTATGATGTATGTCATCTGATTGCAGAGTCAACTCTTATTGAGCCTACTCTCGCAGATATTGAAGGTGTTGGTCTTACATTGACTGATGATCAGCTTATGGCCATCTTCAATTATAGTCAGGTAGGTGTACAAGCTTTAGATTCCTTTCGTCAGATCCAGTCAGATAATGCGAATAATCAATCTGCAACAACAACATAAGAATGGAACAAGATGTTCTGAATTGATGGATATTGCAGATCCGTATACTGCATATTGTTTTGATGAAGCTTGTGCATATATTATTCATCAAATTAAAGATGGAAACGAACCTCGATTTAAGAAGAAGTATGGTTCATTATCAGATATGTACAAGGAGATGAGTTTATGATACTAATTATATTGACATTGATATTTTTTTCATTAATGTGGATATTCTTTCTATTAATGATCTCATTGATTTGGATATATATGAATCTAAAATGATAATATTCAATATTTTGAAAGAAACATGCAATAAAATAAAAGTTTGGTTTAATGAAAGGAGGTGGAATCAGTGGCCGTAAGTGTCGGTGAAGCTGTAGGTTATCTTGACCTTGACATCTCAAAATTTCAATCTGCTTTGAAGACAGCTCAGTCTGATGCAGATAAAACTACAAAGGGAATGGCAAGTACGGTAGGATCCAACTTGACTAGTGCTGGTAAAGCAATTACGTCAGCTGGTTCCACCATGACAAAAACATTCACTGTTCCAATTGTTGCCGCTGGTACAGCTTGTGTAAAGTTATCAGCAGACTTTGAAGGATCCATGTCAAAAGTTAAAGCTTTGTCTGGTGCATCAGGTGCTGAATTTGATTCACTAAGATCAAAAGCTTTAGAGATGGGTGCTAAGACAAAGTATTCTGCATCTGAAGCAGCTGAAGGTTTCCAATATATGGCACTTGCTGGATGGGACACAGGAGAAATGCTTGAAGGCATTGAACCAATTCTTAAGTTGGCCGGTGCTTCTGAACTTGATCTCGGTAGAACATCAGATATTGTTACTGATGCTCTTACTGCCATGGGTCTCGAAGCAAAAGACACTGCAAAATTTACAGATGTTCTTGCAACCACAATGGCAAGTTCTAATACTGATGTTGACCAAATGGGAGAAGCATTCAAGTATGCCGCTCCTCTTTGTGGTACTCTTGGTTATTCAGTGGAAGATCTTGGACTTGCTCTTGGTACAATGGCTAATGCTGGTATCAAAGCATCTCAAGGTGGCACATCTCTTAGAAGAATTCTTATGAATATGTCAAATCCTACAGACAAAGTTGCAGCATCTATGGATGAACTTGGAATTTCAATGTTTAATGAAGATGGAACAGCAAAGAGTTTGAGAGATGTAATGGGACAATTAAGAACTTCTATGTCAGGTTTGACAGATGAAGAAAAGGCACATCATGCAACAGTTCTTGCTGGAGCCACCGGTATGTCTGGTTTGTTAGCTATCGTTGATGCATCTGATGATGCTTGGAATGATCTTGCTGATGCAGTTGATGGAGCAGAAGGTGCAACCAATAAGATGTATGATACGATGCAGGATAACTTAAATGGTCAGTTAACTATTCTGAAGTCAAGTCTTGAAAGTTTAGCCATTAGTCTTGGTGATCTTATGTTACCTCTGATTAAGAGCATTACAGAAAAGATACAGGGACTTGTTACTTGGTTGAATAATTTGGATGATGGACAGAAGAAAATGATCATTCGTATTGCAGCAGTAATTGCAGCAATTGGACCAATTCTTTTGATCGTTGGTAAGTTGATGACAGGAATTGGAAATCTGATCACAGCAGGAACAAAGATAGCCTCATTCATTCCAAAGATTGCAACAGGATTCAAAGCTCTTGGAGCAGCAATTGGAGGAATAAGTGCACCAGTGGCAATTGTCATAGCGGCGATTGTTGCATTGATTGCAGTCTTTGTAACATTGTGGAAGACGAATGAAGACTTTAGAAACAAAGTTACAGCTCTTTGGAATGGTATTATAGAGAAGTTTAAAGAAGCAGGTCAGAAGATCACAGAAGCTATCAATTCTCTTGGATTCAATTTCAAAGACATAACTGAAGTTATAAAAGCAGCTTGGAAAGGTCTTTGCAATTTCCTTGGACCTATTCTAATTGGAATCATCACAAACATCACAACAATGCTTGGTGGAATTATTGATATCGTAACAGGTATTATTCAGGTGATTTGTGGAATTATCAAGGGATTCAAAGATGGTGATTGGACATTGTTCCTTGATGGATTGAAGACTCTATTCACAGGATTCATCAATCTTATTACAGCTCCATTCCAAGCAATATGGGCAGTCTTTACTGGATATCTTGAAAAGTTTGGAATAACTTGGGAACAGGTTTGGACTGGTGCAAAAGAGTTCTTTGTTGGATTATGGAATTCAATTACACAGTTCTTCTCAGGAATTTGGGAAGGTATTGTTAGTACGACAACAGAAATATGGACTACAATTTCAAACATTGTACAAGTAGCAATTATGTTGATTGGTGAAATTATCAATGCAGCATTTGAAATCATTACACTTCCTTTTAGATTTATCTGGGAAAATTGTAGAGATACAATTATTGAAATTTGGGAAACGATTAAGTTAACAATTTCAACTGCATTGACATTCATTAATGATGTGATCATCACTCCAATTATGAATACCATCAAGACAACAATTACTGTGATTTGGACAGCAATAAGTTCATTCTTCTCAGTAATTTGGGGTCAAATCAGGTTAGTATTCCAGACAGTACTTACTGCTATTGGAACTGTTGTATCAACTGCTTGGAATAGTATAAAGAGCATAACAACAACAGTCTTTAATGCAATCAAGTCTGTGATAACAACAATTTGGAATACAATTAAAAGTGTTATCACTACCAGCTTGAATACGGTAAACAGCACGGCAACGACTATTCTAAACAAATTGAAAAACACATTTACAACAACGTTCAATAACATTAAGAGTTTTGTAAGTGGTGTTGTCAATTGGTTAAAAGGAATTTTCAATTTCAGTTGGAATTTACCGCACATCAAGTTGCCACATTTTAGTATTAGTGGAACGTTCAGCTTAAACCCACCAAGAGTGCCACATTTTAGTGTTTCATGGTATAGAAAAGCTATGAACAACGGAATGATCCTAAATGGTGCTACAATTTTTGGAATGATGAATGGCAAGTTATTAGGTGGTGGCGAAGCTGGTTCAGAAACTGTTGTAGGAACAGAAACGTTGATGAGGCTGATAAGTAAGTCTGTTATTGATGCAATAAATTCTATACGCAATAACTTTGAATTGGTGAAGGGTACAAGTATTGATGGATCGGTTCTTGATAAGATTATAAATGCAATTCAAGCAATCCCTGCACCAGAAGTATATATTGAGATGGAAGATGGTGACGTAATTCTTGATAATGAGCGAGTAGGAAGAAAAGTTGCTCCAGTTGTTTCAAGAGTTATTGTTTCCAAGGGTTAAAAAGGAGGTGAAAGTGATGGCTCTCGTACAATATGGAGAGACATGCTATATTGATGGGGTGAGCACTTTCACCTCATTCATGGCAGAATATAAAAGTAGAGAAATTACATCTCATTCTTTAAAGCGGAACAATGCATTCAAGGTTGGAAAATCAGATATGTTCCATGGATATGAAACTTATGCATTGGGCAAAATGAAATTGTTATTCTATGTTTATGGCGAAACAAGAACAGAGTCAGAAATACATGCTAGTGCTCTTGTAACAAACATGAATAAGTGTGTTTTAACGTTTTCTGATGATGAATTTGAATATCCTTCAGGTGTAATTTCGTATAAAATTCGGAACACAGGAATCGATACATGGTCAGAAGTAACAGTTGAAGTTGAGTGTTTAAAAAGAGGAGCAAAACAAAGAGTAGGAGCGTATGCAGATTATGGAGATCATTCCATAGCTGCTATTACAAACCCAGGAACGTTATCATCTGGTGCGAAGTTGTATTGTGATTTGACAAGTGATAGTTTTTGGTATCAGGACATGAAACATGCCAAAGTAACAGCAACAGGTCTTACTCAAGGAGCACATTTTGAAATCAATGGATGGGAGGGAACTGTTACACAAAATAATCAGAATGCATATCAGTATACAGATTTGCTTGTATTTCCTACTGTTATTCCAGGATATAATGAAATATATTTTTCACAAACATATAGTTTTGTTGAATATTATCCATTATATTTATTATAATTGAAAGGAGCGGAAGACGTGTTAAGAATTCATAACGGAGCGAATGTTTATCCGCTCCAATTACAACCTGAAAAGAAATTTGTAACACATAAGCTCAATGGCATTGATGAAATGCAGTTTGAAATTGATTCAAAGCATGAACTTTACAAATTTATTTTTGAAGAAGTTATTGTTGATGATGGCAACAATGAATATATAATAAAGCATATTGATGAGCATTCAGATTTCGTTACGATTCAATGTACAGTTAATCTTGATGATTGGAAAGCAGTTGTGCATGAAACGTACAGAGAAACAAATATCACTTTGGCAAATGCAATAGCAACTGTAATTCCTAATGGTTGGAGTTCTGTTGGTGCAGCACAATTTACAAGAAGACATACAGTTTCTGGTGATAATAATGCTGCAATAAAAGCAGAAACAAGTTATCAGATTGTTGAAAGAATGAGAGATATCTGGGGTGTGACTTTTGTATATAATGCTTTAAATAAAACAATTACTTGTATAGACATTGAAGCTTATGCACCCTCAGGTATTTTTATTTCTGATGAAGTTAATTTGAAGTCAATTGGTTTTGTAGGAGAAACACGAAGTTTTGCAACACGTATTTATCCTTATGGAAAACGAGATGCAAATGGAGAAAATCCTTTGACAATTGCAGAAGTAAATGATGGCAAGATTTATTTGGAAGATACAACTTATAGTAATAAAGTAATTTCAATTGGTTGGTCTGATGAAAGATATACAGTTGCTTCTGACTTAAAAGAGGCAGCTGCATTAAAGTTAGCATCAGTAAGTACGCCATCACGTTCATATACATGTGAAGTAAGAGAGCTTGGTGTTGATATCCAAATGTTTATGATTGTAACGTTAATTGATCAAGTTCGACAAACAAGAGTTAATCATAGAATTGTTGAATGGAAAGAGTATGAAGATCATTTGCTCGATCAAGTTACATTATCAAGTACAGGCCGAGATGTAAGTGATTTGCTTGCTGCTCTTGGTAAAAAGCAGGAAGAAACGTCAAATTCATTGGTTGAAACAATCGAAGCATTGGATGAAAAGACAAGATATACAGCACTTTATACAATGGAGTTTGGAGAAATAGTTGGATCAGGTGATTTCTATTTTACTCGGCCATATACAGATGAACCGTATTTTATGAGTAAACCGTATGATGAAAATTTACAAGTATCTTTCATCCAAGATGAAGGAACACATCAGTATATTGGAGCAAGACTTTCGGGTAAAGGTTCATCAGAAATAACACTAATTACTTTCTATTGTACAATGCCACTCTCAGAACTGGAGGTATAATTATGGCTATGAATTTTTCGCCGAGTTATCTTTTTAGAGATGAGAGATATCAAGCAGCAGCTGAAAAAGCTTTATCATTTATCAAAAGTCAATTTAATGTATCAATGATGAAAGCAAGAGTTTCTTTTGGTTATGATATTGGTGATGGTGAAACATGGAATGTTGTTTGGGGAAAAGTAGAAAGTGAATATATGGAAGATAATTATAGTTGTGAAGGTCATTCAGGAATAAGTTTGGATGATGATTATCGCTATGATTATGAAGGCGTTGTAGAAGGATCTGTTGATTCCCAGTATATTGGTGGAGATTACATTGTTAAGGTTTTCTTCTATACAGATCAAGAGTATTCTTTTGATTGTTCAATCAACTCAGCTGGACGGTGGGCAACAAGATTCTATTATTTAACAACAGAACATTATGGAGAATACCGATGGACAATTCCATCTTGGGTTGATCCTGAGACAGGCGTTGTTCATCCAGAAGAAAAACAAATTCTTGGTGGTTTTCAAGATGAATCAGATGTAGTGCAAGTTGATTACTCAGAATGGACTGACTTTGGACCGGATGCTCAGGTCATAGAAAGAGGAATAGATTCATCAAGAGCCCAAGTATTTACTGTTTGTACAGTTCCACCTTTAATATATGAAGAAGTATCAATAGCTCCAAATTTGGTTGATGCAAAGTATAGGACAACAGAAGACTATACAATTCCAGGTGAATCAATTAAAATGCCATATATTTGTACAAGTGGTGGTGAAAGAATTCAGTGTAGTCGTGGAAAATATAATAGTGATGTTTATATCAGACTTTTTTGTTTGTCTGATTCAGAATATTTAGTTGCTCAAGTTCCTATTTATCGTGATGATAGTGGAATGAACTTTTTCTATTATCCTTCAATGCCTGAAGGTCGAAAAATAGCAAAAGTAACAGAAAATAAAGATGTTAATCCACAAATTGTAGAAAGACTTTGTGGGGTAGCTTCTTCAAAAACACCATCTCCTGTAGTACCTGATGTTAATTGGGTTAATATACATTGGGGTGAAACATACGCAGATGACTATGTTGGTGATTATGTTTGGGGTTATACTGATGGTTCATTAGCAAACTTAGACGGCATTGTTATTAAATGGCCCATATACATAATAATGCCTCAATTTTATTCACCAAACTATATAGGAACTGTTTGGTGTACAGTAAGAATGAATCAGTTAATTGAAAAGTATAATCAATTAAAACATAGAATAGATATTACTGCATCATTTTTTAAACTGCGATTATATAATATCCGTGATCAAAAGTATGTGGTTGATACTGTATCGGCACAACAAGTACAAATTGGAACAGACCCAGATACGGGACAGCCAATTTATGAATGGCGGTTCTATGGTTATTATTCTCAAAAAGGTGTTCACGAAATGAGATTATTTTATATTGATCCAGTGACACATCGTGAAGAAGAAATTGAGAATGTTCTTGGTACTGTTTCAACAAATTGGGCAAAAGCAAGACTTGGATCTTATACAGATGCATTTTATGTTGCAGAAGATGTGAATTTTTGGGCTGTAACAAGTTCATACTTTTTCTTTTATTCGTCAAGAGTTGGACGAGGTACAAAGATAGCTGAATGCATATATTTCCAGAGACAGCCAAGTCAGCAGGTTGTGAATGTATTTGGTATTGTTGGTGCACAAGCAAATCTAGAATCAGGTGCATTACCTGCTTCTTTTTTGATTCCTTTAGATGATCCACAATATAATAAAGATGGATCAACAGCACTAGGAATGTATGGCTATTGTTTGAATAATCGTACATGGGCATATGACGTAGGACTTGTATTGTTGGTACTTGCAACGTCCGGTGATTTTAGTTTATGTAGGACAATGATGAATAGGATGTACTATGAACAACAAATCAACGGTGATGGGTCTTTTAATTTCTCATATGATATTTATATTGGTCAATTATTTGAACGATATGTAAGAACGGGAGCAATGGGTTGGATTGTTTGGGGAATGTGTTATTATGTCATGTCAAGTGGTGACCGAGATGAAAAATGGATTAAGATGATCGCAGAAGCAACTGCTTTTATTGTTGGTAGACAAATAACAGATGAAGAAGATCCACGTTATGGTTTATTGACAGGTGGTTATGGTGCTTATAATATGGACGATTATTCATATATTGATATTGAAATTAAATGGTGTTCAACAGAGCATAATTGTTCAGCATTGCAAGCACTTTGGGGAGCTAGTATGGTTCTTCACTCTGTCACATATGATCATACCAATCCAGATGATCCACATAAAAGGTGGTATGAAATTGGTCAAGAAGCAAAAAGAGCCGCACAACTTGTTCAAACAGGTTTAATGACAACTTTGTGGGATAAGGAAAATAACAGATTCTTGCAAGGTGTTGGTGATCCAGCTTGGGCATTAGATTGTACAACATGGGCAGGTACTCAAGCTCTTTCAATTATCAATGCATATTATGCAGATGGTTGCTTAGAAACAAGCTTGAATGTTTACTATACAACTGGAAGAAGATTGGTTCGATCAACGGAAATGAATCGATATAATCAAAAGTATAGTTCAGGAACAACTTTCTCAGGCTTCAAGCCTTATAGTGATAGAACACCTGATTATGAAGGTGCTCCTGATCTAGTATGGTCAGAAGGAACACTTGGATTTGTTTTAATTGCACATAGACTAGGTTATGAAAATCTTGCAAAGCGGTTTATGGATGAAACAATCAAGTTACAAAATGTGTCAGGAAGCACAGGTGGTGTTCTTTATACAACAGCAACGTATGGAGAGTTACCATGGGAGTTCCATACATGGGAAAGTAATGTGTCGAGTGCATGGCTTTATTTATTGGTTAAAAATCCAGGATGCTTATTCCCAGTTATGCTTAGAGAGCCTCCATATAAAGCAAAAATTTTAAGAGCAGAAGATTGTAGATGTATAAATCTAGATTTTGTTGGAGGTGTTACAACTTATTTTAAAGGAAGTAAGTTAACGTATAAAAATTGCAAATTATGGGCAATACATAATAATGGAACAATTGCTAATGTAATTAAAGTAGCAACGTTAACAATGCCAATTGGAATGACTTTAGCACAAGTAGGTGATTTTACCTGTGAAGCGACCTATACTCATGCAAATGATACACTAACAAGTACATTAGGAATATCTGTTATCAATGATGAAACGACAGGCATTTTTATTGGTGTAGAGCCAGATAAAAGAACTTACTATGTTGGTGATTCTTTTGGATCAGCAGGAATTGTAATTATTGCATTACAAAGATCAGGAATTTTGGTTGATGTAACTGATCTTTGTACATGTAATATTGCTGAAGGGACACAATTTACAACCCAAGGAAATAAAATAGCAACATATACGTACACTGGTGAAACAGGAACATTCACAACTACTTGGAATTTTACTGTTAATAGAATTTAAGGGGGTAAGATGAATGACTACGGAAGCATTTAGACAACTCATTGGGTTAGATGAAATAATCTTTTTAATTGGAGTGGGGACAATAATATTTATGACAATCGTACAAAAAGCTTCAAAAAAATTTAAACCTTGGAGTTGGCTTGCACAACAATTTGGAAAAGAAGCTAACAAAGAAATCTATGATAAGCTCGATATACTAGATAAGAAAGTTGATAGATTAGAGCAAAGAGATGCAGCACAAGATGCGTTGTTTGAGCTTGAGCAAGTTAAAGCAGCCAGAAGACGAATCTTAAAATTTGCAGATGAGATCAGAATGAAAGAGAGACATAGTGAGGAATATTTTAATGATGTTCTTGGAGATATTTCTTTCTATAAACAATATTGTTTAGACAATCCAAAGTTTCAAAATGAGAAAGCTGTTATAGCGATGAGACTAATTGAGAAAACATATGAGAAGTGTGTACACGATAATGATTTTCTGTGAAGAGGGTGAAGAACGCCTTCTTATATATATAAAAGGAGAAGAATGAGAAGATTTGATTGACTGGGCTCTGAAATATGGGCCCACCAATCATGTACGAAAAAAGTTGAGGAATTTCGAAATTAGGGGTTTACAAACTCGATAGTTTGTGATATGATAGATACAGATGAGAGATGAAGCCTCTCAAATCGAAATCAATCAAGTCTCTTAGAAGGAGGAATCACAATGAAGGAACTTAGAATAATCGGACGTACATTTGATGCTGAGATCGAGGTATACGACTTCTGCAAGTACACAGCAACTGCTGAGGATTTTGAGAACACCAAGAGAGTTACAATCCACAACATCGAATCTTGGGAAATCGTTACCGGAGAAGATGCAAAGGAAATCGAAGATCACACTGATGGATCTTGTATCGATGAGTACCATGAGTACCTCATACTGAATCTTGTTGGTGGTGAGACATCAACATTCAGAAACAGCCATGTCGATATGTTTCATATCTAAACGCTAAAGCAAACCCCTCAAATGCAAAATGCAAAAAGTGCAAATGAGGGGTTTACAAACTGCTTGAGATGTGATACAATAGAATCAGGTTGAAGGATAGGCCTCAACCAAGAGTCTCTAGAAGGAGGAATGAGATATGTCAAGAGTAAAGTTTGAAAACAAAGAGCTCGATCAGATCGCAGTAGGTATGGGAGCAACAGGTTCGTACTGGACCGACTGTTATGCATACGAAGTAGTGAGAGTCATAAGTGAGAAGACGATTGAGATCAGAAGACTGGATGCTGAGAGAGTTGAAGGAACCGATTGGTTAGACGAAGAGTACAACCTGTTCAGCAATGATGAGAATCCGGTAGAGAGAGCAAGGAAGTGCAAGATGGGTTGGAAGACTCCTGATGGAATGAAGATTCGTTTAGGATATGCCAGAGAGTACAGAGATCCAAGCTTCTAATATCTAGAAGGCTCCAGAATGGCCCAGGATGACTTCCACAGTTCCTACCATATAAATAATAGGCACGAGAACTTGGAGGTCTCCTGAAGCCTCTGGATGACTCCAGAAGCCACCCCGATGAGTCTTGGAAGATTAAGACGAAACACAAAGTGTGTCGGTGGTAATGGTGCCACTAATTTTGAGAATAGTCTAGGAGGACAAAGAAATGACACAGAAAGAACTTGAAAGCCGTAAAGCTAAGGACCTGATGAAGTATGCGACATCGTTAGGTGTCAAGGGTGCCTGGAAGATGCGCAAAGCGGAAGTCATTGAGGCAATCTTAAGAGCAGAGTCAAGTGATCAGAAGATCGAGAGTGCTACAGATGAAGAGAAGATTGACAACGACAAGAGCGAAGTTTCAGAGAGCAAAGTTGAGAAGACATCTGAAGTTGCTTATGATGCTGAGCACAAGATGAAAGCGTATACCGAGACAGCAACGATCGGCATGCTTGTGGCTTTTAAGCTCCCCGATGGCAAAGTGAAGTCTGCAAAGATTGTAAAGAAGTCGACCAAGAATCGTAAGTTCATGGTTGAGACGGAATACAATCAGCAGTATCTGGTCTCGTTTGAGGACATTCTTTGGGTGAGAACGGGATCTCGTTGGCCGAAAGGTATCTACAGACTTCTGAAAGGACAGGTGGAAAATGGGGAAGCTGGAAAAGCGTGAAGCAAACTTTCGTCAGGAAGTAGTCGAGTTTCAGAAAGCCAAGGAAGTGTTCGATGAAGCTCAGAAGAAGTTTGAGTCGATTAAGTCTAATTTCTATATGAAAGCAGAAGCTTTCTTCAAGACGAAAGAGGACAATGAGACGTACTACTTCGATGATGAAGAATTCGAACAGACAGGAAGAAGTTACTCGGTTACGAGAGTTCAGAAGGTCAATCTTCAATTTCATGTTAGTAAGCTTAAGAAAGCTCTTGGGAAAGAATTTTCTGAGCGGGTTATTCATAAGTCATATTCAATCATTGATATGCCCGGTCTTATTTCATATCTCAAAGAGTGTGGAGTTGATCCACAAGTCTTCAAGAGTTTCCTGAATATGGAAGAGAAAGTAGATCAGAAAGAACTTGACAAGCTGGAGGAACTGGGAGAAATCTCGAAAGACCAGATCGAAGGATGCTACACCGTTAAACTTCAGAATCCCTACTTCACTGTAAGATCTAGGGTGAAAGAGGATGAATAATAATGGAGGAACGGATTTAGCGAAAGTTCTATGGTACTATAATTTGCTTCCCGATTCTTCCTCTTTGAACCAGAAAATTGTTTGTCCATTCCACGGAGACGAGAATCCTTCAATGCTCGTAAACCTGGAGGACGGAAACTATTATTGTTTTGGGTGTGGAGAGTCAGGTGATGCACGAAAGTTTGTAGCTACGATGGAGAAGCGAAATGGATTGAATGATCTACAAGCTTATGGAAAGTTCCTTAAGATTTTGAAGTCTGATAAGTGCAGTGATATCAAGATCACCGGAACGATTCGTAAGAAGCGCAAGTCCATTAAGCGAGAACTATATGCACAAGCTTATGACTACTACCATGGGCTATCTAAGGTCAACTGGCAAAACACAGATGATGACGATGCGATCAAAGCAAGAGAGTACATGAGAAATCGTGGTTTTAGCGCAAAAACTCTGATGAAGTGTGGAGCCAAAGTAAACTACAGTCAGAACTATGGACTGATATTCCCGATGATGGACAATGGAAAGTTCAAAGGTTGGGTATGCAGAACAATGATCAAAGCTGTAGAGCAACGACGGAAGTACCTTTATAATGAGGGCTTCAGTAGAGCAACAACTCTCGTAGGAAACTATGGGAAGAAAAATTACGTTATTGTTGTTGAGGGATATATGGACAGACTAAAGTTTGTTCAATTCGGAGAGGATAACGTAGTTGCAATTCTTGGGTGGAAGATGTCACAAGAACAAGAACAGAAACTCAAGAAAGCTGGAATAAAGTACGTGATCAGTGCATTAGATAATGATGAGTGTGGACGAAAAGGAACTGAGTATCTTAGATCAAAGTTCAAGGTTATCCGATTCTCATATCTTAAGAAAGTAAAAGATCCGGGAGATATGACGAAAGAACTCTTCGACAAAATGTACAGTCGTACAATGAAACTTTTAGAAAAGGAGATTCAGAAATGAGTTTGGTAGACAGCATTAAAAGAGATGCAAAGAAGTCTGGTGGTAACAAAGCAAAGTTTGTTTACTTCAGAGAGGGGACTAAGCTTCGTCTTCGTTTCCTGCAGGACATGGATGAGGGAATGGAGTTAACGTTCCATGACAGCTTTGATCAGGGAATCAATTGTCTGTGCCAGGAACACCTCGGAAAGGATTGTCCTTATTGTGGTGATGATTCTGTGAGAACTCGTTCTCAGTATGTTTGGTCTGTTTGGAATTATGAGACAAGTGAAGTTCAGCTTTTCATGTTCCCTGTAAACAACTGCTCACCTATTCCGAGTTTGATGGCAATGTATGAGAACTATGGAACCATCTGTGATCGTGATTATGTTGTGAGCTGCAATGGAAAGGGAACTAACAAGACATTCTCTGTTGTTCCTATGGATAAGAACAAATTCAGGAATGAAAAAGCTAAGCCGTTCTCTGAGAGCCAGATCTTGAAGCTTTGTGATAAAGCATGGCCTTGTGAAGCTGGTGATGATGACGATGACGATGAGGATGATGTTCTTCCGAAGAAGCGTCCTGGAAAAGCTAAGAAGCCGGCAAAATCCAAGAAGCCGAAAGATGAAGATTACGAAGATGACGATGAGGACATCGAAGATGTAAAAGACGATGATGAGGACTGGGGAGACGAAGAGGAGGATGATACTCCGGACTATGAAGAGATGTCTCCGAAGGAGCTTTTCAAGCTTTGCAAAGATCGTGGCATTGATGTTCAGCCTAAGAAGCCTGCTCGTTATTACATCAAGAATCTTGAAGATTATGATAAGCAGCAGGATGACTGGGGTGACGATGAGGACGAGGACGATTGGGAGGATGAGTAATGAATGGTGATCATCAAGCAAGGACTTTCGCTAATCTCTACGATCGTCAGATAGACAACCAGAATATGATCATTAAGAAGGGAAGCTACAATGACATTTCCTCGATGATTGTTGGTGAAAAGAAGTTGCCTATTGATGATCCAAGACTTGCTTCATATCATATTCAACAGCTTATCTCAGAAATTGGAGAAGTCCTTGATGCGGACAAAAGATGGAAGTCCTTTAGAAATGGAAAGTTCGACAAAGATGGAAAGCTTGAAGAAATTGCAGATTGCTTTATCGTTGCAATGAACATTGCAATCTTCTCTGGATTCTCTGCTGAGGAAGTTTCCAAAGCAATATCTGATAAGCTTGACGTTGTGAAAGAACGAATCGAAAAAATCTAAAATGGTGGGGAGGCAACCACCTCCCCATCTTTATAAGAAAAGGAGAATAGACAATGAAGAACAAAGTTTACTTTGCAAGTCCCTTCTTCAATCCTGAGCAGGTTGAAAGAGAGGAAAGACTCAAAGCTAAGTTGAGATCTCTGGGGTTTGAAGTCTTCTCACCGAAAGAAGCTTACTTCTGTAAGCCTGATGAATCTGAGGAAAAGCGTCAGATGGTCTTTGAAGGAAATGTGAATGCTATCAAAGATTGTGACATATTGTTTGCTGTAACAGATGGCAAAGATATGGGAACGATCTGGGAAGCAGGCTTTGCAAATGGAATCAATTCTATATCTTATCCTTCAAAGAAGAAAGTGATCGTTTACTACTGTGAGACACTTCCTGAGGGAGGTCAGTTTAATCTTATGCTTGCTCAGTCCGGTGATATTATCATCACAGATTTTGAGAGCATGGATGAACTTCCATCATTGATTGAGTTGGGGGAGAAGAAGAAGTATGCTGGTAAGATTGAGTGATGATGAAATTATGAGAGAATACGTTCTCAGTAAGATCATCCGATACAATCACCGGCGTAGACTGCAAGATGAATCAGTAGCAGAACACAGCTTTTATGTTTCGTTGTTTTGTTTGAAGATCATGAAGAGTTTGGATCTTAGCTTAGAAGAGCAGAACCAAGTTCTTGTGCTTGCAGCTTTACATGATGCAGCTGAGAGCAAGACTTCAGACATACCTCATGATGTGAAGAAGAACTATCCAGAGATGGAAGAGATTCTTGGTCAAATTGAAAATGACTACTATCATGAAGTTTGGAAAGAATATGAAGACATCATTCTTCATAGATCAGAACTTGTCCATGCAATCGTAAAACTTGCCGATAGTTATTCGGTGTACCAGTATTGTTTGAATGAGAAGTCGTTAGGAAACGTTTCTGATGACATTCAGGAAATTTACTTTGATTGTCAGAAGAGAATTGAAATGTGGATCAATAAGATCAACGAAGAAATTGAAAAGGAGAATAGAAAATGAACGTTCAGAATGGATATAAGGGAATTGATGTTGAGATCATCAGCTACACAAAACATCCTGGAAAGATCATCTGGGATATGCTTAAGCAGACATGGATCAGTCTTCATGATAAGGAGTATGATCCGAATGATCCAACAGTTCGTGAGTTCATTGAGGACTCTTTGGCAAAGAGATTGAATCCTGTTCCTCAGGAGACAATTCTGATTCAGGTTGTTTTCAAAGGAATTAGTCGTGTGAATCTTGCACAGCTTACTCGTCATCGTGGATGGATCTTCAATAGTGAATCTCAGATGCCTCAGCCGGTCAATCATAATGTTCTTGTTCCTTTGAATATTATGAACTCCGAGTTTAGAGACAGAGCTCTTAAGCTCATTGAGGATTCTCAGAAGTTGTATGATGATATGGTTGCTGGAAATGAGAATCGTGAGACCACAAACATTCCATATCAGGATGCGAGGTATTTGCTGATTCATGGTCAGACAGCTGACATCTCTGCTTCGTTTACTTTACCTCAGTTGGTAGGTGCAGTTGGAATGCGTCTTGAGAATAACACTCATGATGAGATCAACTACACATTCAGGATTCTTCTTAAGAAACTGAGAGATGCAGTTTTCTTTGATGAAGAGATGGATGAGTTGGATAAGATGATCTACAATCGAATGCTTGATAATTGTGATGTCTTTGGTGCTAATCGTCATGTTGGTACTTGTCATGATGCAATGTTTGGCAATTCGTTTAAGAGATTTCCGGATGCAGATTCTTTCGTAACAAAGACAACTGATGAATGTCTCTTTGATTATAAGAAGTTGGCTTGGTATCAGGAACTCAAGAGAATGTATGTTGAGGAACCGGAGCTTCTTCTTCATGGTGAAAGAGAAATGATCGAAAGCTGGATGAACGAAGATTGTGAGTAAGGAGAACTGTTATGTGGTTGTTGTTTGAAGGATTGGATAAAGCTGGAAAGACTACTTTAGAGTGGGGATTTTTGAAAGCAACGAATTTCAAACATAACGTCATTGACAGAGGTCCTGTTGGATATCTCGTATTTGATGAGCTCTTTGGTCGTTCAACAAAATTGGGCGACCAAGAGTTCATTCATCAAGCAAGAAAACTTTCAAAGTCAAAGGACTTCTTTGTTGTATATTGCAAAACAGATGTTGATGTTGCAATGAAGCGTTTAGATGAACACAACGAAGAATGTCCCTATGATTATGTAAAGGCACAGAAACTTCTTGATAAGCAGATCAGAAGATACTATGCAAAAGAGAAAGTACTTGAAGTTGATACGAGTAAGAAGTCAATTGACGAATGTGTAGAAGACATTGTTGAGTGGTTTACGGAGGTAGCAAAATGAGAAATGCAATTTGTGTTCTTGCAAATAATATGGATTACTTTCGATTGTTCATTCAGAACTATCCTGAAGAGCTTAAGACAGGTGACTTCATTCTGATTGTTGTCAATGAGACAAGAATTGGAGATAAGACAAAAGAGATCAAAAGAATGTTAGCTGAATCTGATATTCCTAACTACAATGTATTTACAAGTCGGAAGATTTGTGATATATTTAAGGAAGAGGTAGTTGACAATGATTTTGTAGAGGACTACACAATGTCAATGAATATCCTCTCTCTTTGGTTTATCAAGAAGCATAGCAAAGTCATTCAGAAAGTCTTGCTCTTAGATGATGATGTTATTCTTAGACCTGGAATTGCACAATTATTTGAAACAGATCATCATTTGTTCAAATCAAATCGCTTATCAGCAGGTTGTGCAGATTTTGAAAATCAATCTGGAAATGCTAAGAACATCTTCAATGAGTGGTTCAAGATCTTTGGTGTAGAGTTTTCACAAGAATGGTGGAAAGAACAATATTTGAAGAAGTATGCAAATAGTGGACAGAGATTGATTGTTCTTGAAAAACTTGATCTTGGTCTCTATGAGAAGAAGCTTACAGAATTCTTTGAATCTGATCTCTTCTATTTTGCATGGATGTCAAGGAACACACACACATCTTGGTACTTCGATGAAAGATTTGAAACGTTCTTCTTCTTTGATGATTTGAATGACGATCTGAATGCATCAACATTCTTGGTTCTGTCCAGAAGAGAAAAGTTAACAAGTGGATCAGTAAGAAAAATGCTTCGTTCATCGATCATTCACAATGCTACGAATTCTCATAAGAAAAGTGTTTACAATTTTATGATTGAGAATGGAGTCATAGAAGGAGAAATGTTAGATGATTGATTTACACAGACATGATGAGTGCTCCACATTTGATGGTTTTGGGAGACCTGAAGAATTGGCTGAGGTAGCTAAGGAGCTTGGATATACATCTCTGGGAATTTCGAATCATGGAAACACAAATAGTTTGGTTCGTCATTTCTATGCTTGCAAAGAAGTTGGAATCAAACCGGTTATGGGATGTGAAGGATATTTCTTGCCGGTGTATAAACCTCAAACAAGAGGTTATCATTTGTGTCTTTTTGCAAAAGACAATACTGGATATCGAAATCTGAATACGATCCAGTTTGAGGGAGAGAAGCAGAAGTACTACAATCCAATCTGGACTTTTGAACTTCTTGAGAAATATCATGAAGGATTGATTTGTACAACTGCTTGTGTTGCGAGTTATTCATCACAGTGCATCATCAAAGGAAAAGACAAACAAGCAAAAGCTTATCTTGAGAAGATGCAGGAAATCTTTGGTGATGATTTTTATGTTGAGATACAACCGTATGTCATTTCAGATCCAGGAGTTCAAGAGAAAGTGAATCTTGGAATGATGGAACTGGCTGATGAGTTAGGAATCAAATGTATCTTGACTTCTGATAGTCATCGTGGTCGTAAAGATGATCTTCCTACTTATATCAAAATGCATGAGATTGCAGGACATGATCTTACTCATATTGAGGAAACATATTCTGAGAGATATATGCCTTCAGAAAAAGAGATCAAAGTTCGGTTCTACAAAATGCATAAGAATGATCTGGGAGATAAAGGAGCAAAAGCTCGAGCAAATGAGATGGTAAGAAATCTCGAAGAGATCGAATCAAAAGTTGATGGAGAGATCCTTGATCATCTTGAACAAAAGCTTCCAACCTTTGATGAGTCACAAGATTCATTCAAGTTGTTGGTGAAGAATGTAAAGACAGGTTTGAGAGAACTTGGAAAGTACAATAAGCAATACATTGAGAGAGCAAAAGAAGAATTGAAAGTTATTCGATATCATGGATTCGAAGATTATTTCTTAATGGTTGCTGATTATACGAACTGGGCAAAGCAACATGGAATTAGAGTTGGTCCTGGAAGAGGATCAGGATGTAACTGCTTGGTGAACTATGCATTGCACATCACAGAGACTGATCCAATATTGTTTGATCTGGACTTCTCACGATTCTTGAGAATTGATAAAAAGAAGATGCCTGATATTGATCTTGATTTTGAGACATCAAGAAGACCGGAAGTTATTGAGTATCTTCTTGAGAGATATCCGAATCATTCAGCACAGATTTGTTCGTATGGTTTGTATAGAGTTGACAATCTAATCAATGATCTTGCAAAGACTTGTGGTCTTGATGAGAACAAAGCTGAAAAGCAGCAAATTAAAAAGTTCATCAATGCACATATTCTTGATGGACAGATTGATATGAAAGGAATCACAGAGTCTGCTGAAGCAAGAATGTGGAATGCACAGTATGACAACATCATACTTCATTTCTCAAAGCTTTACAATAAGATTCGTTTCATAGGAACACATGCAGCAGGAGTTGCAATCACTGGTGGAAATATTCTGGACTACACATCAATCAGAGTTGATAAGAAAACCGGAAAGTACTTCACAAGTTATGATCTGAATGATATGGAGACAATTCAAGTTATCAAGTTTGATATTCTTGGTCTCACAACAATGAGCTCATTAGGAGAGCTTAGAGATATGACTGGTCATGATGGATTCGATGAATCTTGGGTTGAAGATCCAAAGTTGATGAAAGCTTTTGGAGAAGGAAATTGTGATGGAGTATTCCAGTTTGAACAGAAGTCAGTTCAAGATATGTTGAAACTTATTCAATGTGATTGCTTTGAAGATGTCATTGCAGCATCTGCAATGAATAGACCTGGACCTTTGACTTTGAAGATGCCTGAGATTTATGCAGCAAATAAAGTTGATCAAGATCACATTGATAAGTCTCTTCCTTATAGTAAGTATCTTGAGAAGACGTATGGATGTGTTATCTATCAGGAACAGATTCAAGCGATAGCAGTAAACATTGGTGGATTGGAATGGCCAGAGGCAGATAAGATCACAAAGATGTCTCGTGGTGGTACTGAGAAAGCAATGAGAAACTTTGAAGAGAATTATGATAAGTTTGTTGCTAAGTTTGAAGAAGGTGCAAAGCGCTTTGGAATGACAAAGGAACAGTCTTATGAGATCTTTGATAAGTTCTTCAATTATGCATTCAACAAAGGACATGCAACTGGATATAGTTTGATCTCTGTTGAAGAGATGTACTATAAGATCTACTATCCGAATGAATTCTGGTATGTGAAGATCAAGTACACAGGAGATGAAGCAAAGAGAGCAAAGTTCAAACAGAATGCAGTAAGAGATGGAGCAGTAGTTTTTCTTCCTCATGTAAACTACACAGCAAATGATTCAATGAGAAAGATTGAAGGAGAAAGAGTGATCCAAGA